ACGAGGTAAGTTGGTTAGGTACGCTTAGGTTATTAGCAGAAACAGCGCCAGCTACAGAAACAACAGTATTAGAAGTGGACAACGAAAACGGAGTAGTACAAGGAAAAGTAGAAGAAGGTAAACTATATATACAAGAAACGGCAGGTTCAGAACAGATAAAATACACACAACACACAACAACAGAAACTAACTATTTATACGCAGATTAAAAAATAAAAAATTATGAGTTTAATTGACAACAACAATATACTATTACGTGAACAGCTTGGTAAAGGTTCAGGTATAGTATTTACAACAGCAAACCAGACTACAAAAGACTTTTACGCTATACATTTTGTTACTGAAAGTGTAATAGCTTCTATAACTATGGCAAACTTAACAGGAGAAAGTGCTTTGCACACGACCATAGCAGCGGGTACTGTAATATTTGGTAGGTGTACGCAGATACAACTTACGTCTGGTGTAGCTATAGGTTATACAGAACACGACGGAAAAACTGGCGAATAATGAAACTAGGACTTAGTTTAAGTATAAACAACACTGTAAGCGGTGATTGGACGCCAGAAAAATTAAGCGGTTTACAATTTTGGTACAGAAAAGGTGTAGGAATTACTGAAAGTGACGGTTCGGCAGCAGAAGACGGCGACGCTGTTTACGGTTGGGCAGATCAATCAGGCAACAATAAACACGCTACAGGTGCAGCGACTAGGTTTACTTATGACGCAGCAAGCGGTGGTGTAGAAGGTGACGGTAATAATAAGTTAGATATAACACAAATAGACTTTACAGGACAGTTTGCTTTTTGGACACGATTAAAATTCGATACTATTAGTACAGGTGCTAACGATATATTATTTAACGACGCAACAGGAGCTTCCGATGACGACTTTTTTAAAGTACAAACTACTACACAATTAAGGGCAAAAATAGGTGGCGGTACTGCTATGAATTTTGACTGTAGCGAAATTTCAACAGGTAGTTATTTGAACTTAGGTTTTCAACGTGACGGAAGCGACGACTGTAGAGCTTATATAGGAACTACACAACAAGACGACGAAATAAACAATACGGCAGACTTCAACTTAGATAGAGTTTTAAGAGCTTTTGACGGTATTTGTGTAGAAATAGTAGTTACAAACGTAGCTTTAAGTTCTTCTGATAGAAGCAATTTAAACACTTATTTAACAAAACTAACTTAAAGTTATAATGAAAAATAAAAAGAAAGTAGACTTTAAAGAAAGTATATTAAACGTAAACTTTGAAACACAAACAGCGCCTTTAATACAGGAAGCTATGGGTAAAGACTATATAGAATACGGTACAGAAGACTATAGAAATTTGTACCCGCAGTTTTTAATAGATCTTTACTATAATTCGAGTACACACGCAGCAATCGTAAACGCTACTAGCGATATGATTTCAGGTGAAAGTATAACAGTAGAAGAAAGCGACAATTTAGACGCTTACGTAAAACTTAAAAGGTTCTTAGCACAGGCAAATAGTAAAGGTGAAAGTTTACACGGTATAATAAAAAAGATAGCTTTTGACTTTAAACTACAAGGAGCGTATGCTTTAAACGTAGTTTGGAGTAAAGACAGAACTACTATATCGGATATTTATCATATACCAGTAGAACGTATTAGAATGGGTAAACCAGACGCTTTAGGTAGGGTTACAGAATACTACGTAAGTTCAGACTGGAGTAATACAAGGAAAAACAAACCACAAGTAGTACCAGCGTTTAACATAAACGACAGAACTAACCCTAACGCAATTATATACGACGGTATGTATAGTCCGAATATGGAATTGTACAAAACGCCAGATTATGTAGCAGCTTGTAACTGGTGTTTAATAGACCAGAAAGTAGCGGAGTATCACTTAGCAAATATAGAAAACGGCTTTTCTGGTAGTATGTTTATTTCGTTTGCAAACGGAGTGCCAACAGCCGAAGAACGTAGACAAGTAGAAAACAGTATTAAAAAGAAATTTACAGGTTCAGGTAATGCAGGTAAATTCGTACTTACATTTTCAGACGATAAAAACAGAACACCAGAAATAACGCCTATTTCGGTAGCAGATCAAGATAAATTATTTTTAAGTTTACAAGAACTTTTAGTGCAAAACATACTTACAGGACACAGGGTAACAAGTCCTATGTTAATGGGTATTAAAAACAGTACAGGTTTGGGTAATAACGCTGACGAATTAAATAGTGCTTTTGAAGTTTACTTAAACACCGTTATAAAACCTTTTCAAAACAATATACTAAGTTGTATAGGTAAAATATTAGAAGTAAACGGTATTAATTTACCTATAGAATTTGTACAAAATAAACCTATTACTTCAAGATTCAGTTTAGAAGATATGAAGTCGGTAATGACACAAGACGAAATAAGACAAGAATTAGGTTTACCAGCTTTAGAAGAAGAACTTACAGCAGATAAAGAAGAAACACAAAAATACGCTAAGGTTGGTAGTATGATAACAGACGGTAAAGAATTACCTTTATTTGACACTATAGAAGAAGCAGAAGAAGAAGCAGAAAAATTAGGTTGTAAAGGTTACCACGAACACACACAAGACGGTAAAACGTATTATATGCCTTGTGAAAACCACGAACAAATTACTGAATTAAACGAACAAGACGAATTAGACAAGTTTATAGCAGAATTCGGTGAAGACGAGCCAGAAGGTTACGAATTAATAGACGAAGAAAAAGTAGAAGACGAAGACGAAGACTTTGATTTTGAAAAAGAGTTAAACGAAATACACCGTTTAGACTTAGCGGTTAGTACAGGTGAACCGTTGCCAGAAGAAGCGGACAGACAAGACGGTATGAATAAAAAATACGATTTATTTAAAGTAAGATACGAATACGCAGAAGACACAGGATTAACAAGAAAAAGTGGTAAAAGTAGAACTTTTTGTAAACGTATGATGTCAGACAGAAAAATATACCGTAAAAAAGATATTCTTTTAATGGGTACAAAAACGGATATAAATTCAGACTGGGCGCCTAAAGGTAAGTCTAATTACAGTATATGGAAACACAAAGGCGGTGGTAATTGCCAACACTTCTGGAAAAGAAAAATATATAAGTTTACTTTAGGTGTATCTAAAAGCGGTAATTTAGAAGACGGTGAAGTAATAAGTACAGCTAAAGCTAGAAAAGCGGGCTTTTACCCACAAGCAAACGATAAAAGAGTAGCAGAAGCGCCGAAAAGAAGAAGTAATAAAGGATTTGTAAACCCAGAATTAATAGAAAAATATAGCTAATGTCTTACGTATTATTTATATCAGAAAACAAAATAAAAGATAGTACCGCAATAGGTGGTAATGTAGATTCATCTTTCTTACTACCATATATAAAGGTAGCACAAAAGAAATATATAGAAACTAAGTTAGGAACTGATTTATTCGAAGCGTTACAAACAAAAATAACAGCAGGTTCTTTAACAGGAGCTTACCAGACTTTAGTAGAAGACTATGTTTCCGATAGTTTAATACACTGGAGTTTTTACGAATGTTTACCGTTTTTACGTTATAAGATTATGAATAATAACGTAGTATCTAAAACTGCAGAAAACAGTACACCATTAAGTAGAGAAGAAGCACAAGACTTACGAGAAGAAATAAGGAATACAGCAGAATTTTATACAGAACGTCTTATAGATTATATAAAAAACAATACTGCAAGTTTTCCAGAATATACTACTAATACAGGTGCAGACGTAAACCCAGATCATAGTAACTATTATTCAGGAATGAATATAGAATACGACAGAAACGCAAGACGTGATATTACTCTAGATGACTTCTTAACACCAGACTTACACTAATGAAAAAGAATTATAAACCAAAAGCTAAAAACGAAGTAGCTTTAAAAACATATATAAAAAATGCCACTAAAAAAAGTAACAGAAGAAATAGCAGAAGTAGGAATAATTAACGGAAGCACACTAGCGGCAACAACTTTTATAGAGTTAGAGATGATTTTAAAGATTGTTTTATTATCTTTGACAATAGGTTATACGGTTTATAAATGGTATTCACACTATAGACGAAATAAAAAATAATGAAGAAATTTATTTGTAACTTAATATACTACATATCATTTAATAAGATATGTTTAGGACACTGTAAAATAGACTGTAAAAAAAAATGACTTTAAAACATTTTTCAAGGTCTGAATTTGACAGTCCAGACTTAGAAGGTTCAGGCGATAAAATGTCTGGTGAGTTCTTAGAAAAATTAGACGAAGCAAGAGAATTAGCGGGTATACCTTTTAAAATAAATTCAGGCTACAGAACCCAAGCATATCAAGACGACCTTAAAAGACGTGGTTATAAAACCTCAAAATTACGCTCGCCACACCAAGACGGCGTAGCAGCTGATATAAGCGTAAAGGATAGTAGAAGTAGGTTTATAATAATTAACAGCCTATTGTTAGCAGGTTTTACAAGACTAGGCGTCGGCAAATCATTTATTCACGTAGATTTGTCTATAAATGAAAAACACAGAAAAAACGTAATTTGGCAGTACGATTATTAACTAAAACTATATAAAATGAAAGAATGGCTAATTAAACAAATGTTTAACTCAAAAAAGTTCTGGTATGCAGTAGGTAGTATTGTAATACCAGCAATTGTAACTTACTTAGGCGTTTCACCAGAAACTGCAACAGAAATTTTTTACGCAGCTTTAACACTGATAATAGGACAAGGTATAGCAGATATTAAGAAGTAAATTGCGAAACAACCGTTACAGGTTAAAACCCCACGAAATAAAAGCTTTAAAAAAAATGCGTTCGTCGCAAGCACGTAATATATTAGTTATTGGCGACTTGCACGAACCTTTTTGTTTAGATGGTTATTTAGAATTTTGTATTGAACAGTACGAAAAATGGAACTGTAACCAAGTAATTTTTATAGGTGACGTTATAGACGCACACGGGTTTAGCTATCACGAACACGATCCAGATGGACTTTCTGCAGGTAACGAACTTAGTTTAGCAATTAAAAAGATAGCTAAATGGTACGAAACTTTTCCTATAGCTGATGTATGCGTAGGTAACCACGACAGAATGGCAGCAAGAAAAGCTATGACTGGTGGTATACCTTCGGCTTGGATAAAAGGTTATAACGAAGTTTTAGGAACGCCAAAATGGAACTGGGTACAAACTGTAACTTACGACAACGTACTTTACGAACACGGTGAAGGCGGACAAGCTTTAACTAAAGCAAAAAATAATATGATGTCAAGCGTCTGCGGACATACACACACCAGTTGTTATACGCAGTGGTTAGTTGGAAAAAGATTTAGGACGTTTGCCGTTCAAACAGGTTGCGGGGTGGATAGTACAAGCTACGCAGCAGCATACGCAAAGAACTTCAAGAAACAAGCGATAGGTTGCACAGTCGTTTTAGAGAATGGAACTATACCTATTAACTTACTAATGGAATTATGAAACAACAAGTTAAAATATCTATAATGTATATACTTATAATGGTATTACTTCTATACTGTTCTATTTAAACACCCCCCTATACGATTTAAGACACTTTTACACTATTTTAGTACTAACACACTACACAGGCTATAAAACCCCTTATATTAAATACGTTTATTAACACTCTAATTGTTAATAACTTTTAAATAATTTTGTTATTTATTTTGTTAGTTATTTAAAAAAGTGTACTTTTGTCAATATTAATCAATAAAAAAAACAATGCACAAAATAACGAATAAAGAAACAGGATTTATACAATATATGAATGACGCAGAA